GTTACTTCCAGAATGCTGAAAGTATTATGACTCGTAAGAGTCTGGGTCCTGAAAAGGATCCGTGGCCAGATAATTTTCTGGCTACCTCATCACCTCCTGGGGAGGAGAGAAGGTTTGGAAAGGGTGGGGATATTCCTTGGAGGCCTTTTGGCCGTGTCCCTGGTGGCTTCTATCGAAGCACCCTGGGGCTTGGAGTTACCCATCCCTTGCCATGGCCCGTGGAGCTGATGGCCAATGCCACTCAGCACCGGTGGGATGGTGAGGAGCTTTTCCCGGCAGGTCGATACCTGCTGGACTTCAAGCCTCCCCAACGAGGGGATGAACCTCTAGGAGCCTGGATGGCTCTGTATGCAGAACTTCTGCTACAGTATGCTGCCAGGTGTCCGAAAACTGCGGAGCTCCGAGTATTTTACTCGAAGCTCCGTATCCTTCGGTTCATCAGAGCTGGGTTTGACGCACTAGCCTTTGGGCTACAAAAGGTACGTCAACTCAACCTGAGAGCTAAGCGTGCCGGGAAGCTTTGTGCCTCCCAGGCACGGGCTGTACGACGGTGGAAGTCAAGGTTAATTGGCTTCCCTTTGCAAGCTTGCCAAGAGGCTAAGGTTGCATCCGTCGAGTGCAGAGCTTGGTACTACGGCGCCAGTCGGCCCCGTAGCCCTCTTGTGAGGGATATCAAATTGAAATACCTTGCTCTGTATTTCAGCTATATGGGAAGGGCGTTGCCCCCCGCTCCGGATGACCAGGGCGTGGGGATGGCGGGATTGTTTTCCCGTCTAACGTCACCTCCTCCTCCTGAGGAGCCTACATGGCGGGCCTTCTGCGAGACATATGTCTCGAAATGGGCCCCGGAAAGTGAACCTTCTTGGTACACGGTTCCGTCTTCCAGCGCAGCCTTGGGATATCCCAGGCATGCTGGAGGCCATGAACGTTCTTTAGGTGATCTCACCTTGTTAGGCTTGGCCCTCATGCCGGATTCTGTTCGCAGAATCCAGCAGTGTTGGGTTCGGCGTTCAGCCCGGAATGTCCGGGGGAATACCTATGCCTATGGTGAGGTGTTCCAGGATGCCTTGCGACTTGCTGTTGAGCATGTCCTTGACAAATTGGAGCATGTCCCCATTCTTCCGATTCAAGCGGAGGAACGGGGATTAAAAACCCGGTACCCGACCTGCTGCCTTACGGCAGTAGGCCTGGTCCAACAAATGTTGCGGAGGGCCTCGGACCATGTTCAAAAACAGGATCCGAGGCTATCTCAGTCCTTGGGAGGACATCGAGATATTGACCTCCGTGGGTTTCCTGGGGATTGGTATTCTCAGGATGCAACAGCCGCTACGGATTTTCATCCGCAGTGGCTGACTCAGACCTATTATGAGGTCTTGGCATCCCGATATCCATTCCTTCAGCAGTTTCAACGCTTCTTCCCGAAATTGTTCGGGACGAAGAAGTTGTTGACTTGCAAGCAGGACGATGTTCCTTCCTTGCCGTTTGCCGCTTGGCATAACGGCTCCCTCGCACCCTTAGATCTGTCTGAGTTGTGCGAAGCCATTTATAATGGTGAAGAGGAGCAAGTCGGTCGGGATTGGCGAGAGCGAATCTGCAAACGTTTTGCAGATTTCCTCTCTGAAATCCTTTCCCTGCCTGGGACTCTTACGACCACCGGTCAAATGATGGGTGATCCTTCGAGTTTCCCGGTACTCCCTCTAATGACCTTATTCTCTTTAGAAAAGGCCACAGAGGAAGTTGGGTTCCAGCGTTGCCCGCGCCGGATCCCTGGATTGAAAAAGGGTGACGTCGTCTGCAAATGTTGCGGAGATGATGCCCTGATTCCAGGGATGTGTCCCAGACTTCGGGCGGCATACGACTTCTGGTTTACCAGAATGGGGGGGAAGTTGTCCATCCCCAAGTCGTTTTACCACCCGACACGAGGCATCTTCACAGAGGTGCCTTATGTGTGTGGGATACCTCAACCCATTGAGAGTCTGTCCATTTGGACAGCACCTCCCGGTGGGTCGAAGGGCGAACTAACATGGTCCTCCCAATGCCAGTCGGCATGGGACCATCGTGCCTCTTTTGGAGGCCGACAGTCACGGACTATGTTAGCTCGATTGAGCCCCTTTTGGTGGAACTGGCAGTACCTCAGGCACTGCGGGTTCCCCGTTGGGGCACCAATTGAGTTGGGAGGATTGGCTGCACCCGTTGGGGTGCAACCATACCGGGAAGTAACCCTTCGTTGGTTGGGTTATCTTTCTCGGTTGACCACCGGACAATTATTGTCCGGTGTTCACCTCTCAGTGGGAGGGAAGGCTCCTGTCGATGATCTTTTTGGGGATCGCCTCAAGAAGATCCACGGCTGGATAGACCAGACCCTCCGTACCGGTCCGTCTCGTAGGATGGTCCTATTGAGGACCCCCCTTGTCGAGAGGGATAGGGCAATGGTCGTGGACCAAGGGTCGGTTGCCCGGCCCCGGTGGCAACGACTGTCCGATCGGCAATTTTTGCCGATCGAAGCCCTAGTCGGAATCCAATCTGATTTTTGGTTCCGAACCGGTAGCAGACCAGACAAGGTCCCAAGCATGGGCCGAGCCCTCAACCGTTTTCGGATGAAGGTTTCCTCGGC